GTTGAAAATAATCTTCTTAGTCTTGAAAATAAACTTGTATCTGCCATTATTTTATTTTTTTATAAATATTATAGTAACCATCCTATATTATGGTCTTTACCATCTATTTTAACCTGATATGGGTTTTTTGCATTTTTAGATGAATACCCACCTGCGTATTGAACACTGTTACTTTTTACACTATTTAAAGATGCTCTTGTCATGTCTAAACTTTGTTGTTGAAACTTCAATGAAGTATCACGTAGGAACATACCAATCCCAAATGACATAACCAAGTCATCGTTGTAGCCTGTTTGAGCTTCTGGTCTTCCATTTTTCCAAATAAATACTTTCATTTCTTCTAATAAACGTTTTGAATGAATTGTAACTGATCTATCTCCTACAAATTCTCTAAATTTATTAATACAAAGAGGTCTAGTTCTCATAGACATAGTAAAACCTGGGACCATTTCAGAATTACCTTCAAATACTCTTAAATAAGATTCTGCTGTTAATTGATCAGATTTTGGAGATTGGTATAAATTTTTATATCCTCTTTCAATAATTGCATCTAGAGTTGCCCATCCTATGTTAGCATTTTCTACTACTAACATAGCATTATTATATTCTGTGGCTAAACCCGTTAGAAAATAACCAAATTCTTTAGGGGGCATTTGACCTCTATACTCTGCTACTTGTGTGTTTGTTTGAATGTCCATTACATGACAAGCAGAATAATCTTTTCCATCCCCTCTTGCAACGTCAGCTACTACCATATATTCTCTAGAATAATCCGCTGCCTCCCAAATCCATAAATTTTGATCTACTCCTCTTCTTTCCATTGGATCTTTTATAGTAGTACTACCTACAAAATCAATCCATTCTGAGTGAAATACTATATCACCAGATGTACTAAAGTCACAATCACATTCTTGAGATGCTAATCTAGGATCTCCTAATAATTCATCTTGTCTATCTCTCCATGATTGATCTCTTTCAGGATGAACACTCCACGGTAATCTTATGGGTAAAAAATCATTTTCTTTATTTTCTGCTGATACCCAAGTTTTATGAAACCAATTACCTGTACCATAAGGTGTACTTAATACTATAGCCCCACCTCCAGTAGCTAATGTTTGTTGTGCTGATGCCCATATTTCTCCAATTTGATCAATAAAAGCCGCCTCATCAATTAATAGTAAGGATACTGCTTCTGATCTACCAGCATCACTTGATGCTGATGTTGCTTTAATGATAGATCCATTACTAAGCCTTAAGGATAATTTATTATTTTCTTCTGCGTTAATTTTTAACCATGAAGGTAAATTATCATACATAAATTTTACCTTAGTAACCATGTTACGTGCTGTTTCTTGCTTAGTTGCAATACATAACACATTTTTATCTTTATGAAACAACATTAACCATAATGAATAACCAGCTGATAGTGTTGATATTCCTAATTGTCTTGATTTTAAAATAATTGAATAAGGATTTTCTTGCATTAAATGCAATACTTTTTCTTGAAATGGATATAAATTAAATAATATTCTTCCTCTTTGAGGATGTTGAATATTACAGTATTTTTTCATAAAATGGGCAGGATCTTTTGCACATTTTATATATTCTTGTCTTATTACTTGTTTTAAATCTGACATTATTTATTTCCAAATTTCCAATATAATCTACCTGATACAACAGGTTTAAAATCTTGATTAACTCCTATTCCCAAACCATATATTTGCTTTTTTTTATCTTTATAAAGTAATTCTCCTCCTATATAGTTAATTTGATCGCTTCTTCCTTGTAAACCTAAACCATAATAAAATTCTCTGTTATTAAGATAAATTTCTTCTGTTATCTTTGTTGTAGGAATTAATATATCTGATTTTACTTGTCTTGAAAATATGCTATTTTTTGATATAGTATCTGTTATTATTATTATACCTAAAGAATCTAAAACAATTTCATCTATATAAACATTTTTAGCGTAATAATCTTTTAAAACTTCTAAAGTATCAATAGGAGTATTTATTAATATAGAATCAATTTTGTATTTAGTAACAACTTTTGTCTTCCATTTAGGAACATAAACAGGTTTATCAATAGTAACAGTATCCCATTTAGTTTCAACTTTTGTTATAACTTTAGGTTCTATTTCTATTGGGGATTTATTGCAGCTTCTTTGAAAAAGTAAAACTATAATTAAAGCTACAATTAGTAGAGTTTGTATATTCTTAAAGAAGTCCTTCAAGTTCTTTTTTTATTTTAGTTAATTCTCTTAAACGATCTGTTAGCTTTTGTTTTTCTCCACCTTCAGCATTTTTCCACTTTTTTACTACTTGTTTCATTTCTTTAGCAGTTTGTTGTAGTTTAGAAGCTATTTTAGATATAGAATCTCCTTTTTTAGCAGCTTTACTTGCTTGTTTATCCATATCATCTTCATCCTCTTCATTAACAGATTCAAAAGCCATATCTTCTCCACCACTATGAACATATAAATCTGTAGTATCATCTACATCTTTTTTATCTACATATCCATCATCTTGAAATTTATCTGAATCATTTCCTTCTGATATTCCTAAATCTGCACTTAATTTAGCTGTTTTTTCTAATTCAGCGTTATAATCTTGCTGATTTTTAACATCATCTAAAGATGCTGCCTCTAAAATATCAATGATTTCTTCTTTTATGGCATTTTTTAATTCTGATCTTTTCATTTTAAGAGTATTTTGTTATAAATATCATAAAGAAACTGCTTGTTTAATCAATTTTATACGTTCTTCTGTTGATCCTTCAATTTCTACCAAATTTTTTATTTTATGTCTATATTTAGTAATTAAAAGCTGAATATTTTGGTCAATTAGTTTTCTATATTCTATATTAGTTTCTCTTACTCCATTATTTTCAATTTCTACACCTTCAGGTGAAACATAAAATATATAATCATACTCATTTAACATATGAGATGCAAAATTACAAAAATCATCTGCTTCAAAATAATACATTGATTCAGAACATTTAGCAAATGCCATTACATCAATAATAGTTCTATCTGTTATAATATTATCTTGCATTAATTCACTAGCCCTTTCTGCTAAAAACACAGCTTGACCCTTAACAGTTGAATCTGTATTTAATGGAATACCCATTTCCATAAGATATTTAGAACGTTCTGTTCTAAATTTATATTCTTTAAACTCTGGTAGTTCAGCTAAAGCATTAACTAAAGTTGTTTTACCTACACTCATTGTACCACAAAAACCTATTTTCATATTATATATTATATCGCTCGTTACCAAGCATTATTTTTAAAACATTCTCTGGAATAGCCGAATTTACAAATGGGTCTAATTTAGCTATAGCTTGAGTAACATCATGTGCTATAATAGGAACAACCTTAATAGTTCCATTATCTACATATTTACACTCATATAATAAATTATCTTTAATCTTAGATAAACCTAGTAGTTTAATTTCTAAGATTACTGTATTCCTATTTATTTCTATCAAAGATGATGCTAATTCTTGATCTTCTTGTTTATATTTTTTTCTAATCATAATTAAAATGGTAAATCTAATGGATCTAATTGTGAAGATCCCATTCCTACTCTATAACTGTCACTATCAAAATGTTGTGTCGATACCTCAAATATACAACTTCCCTCTTTAAGAGCCAACATTTGGTGAGGTTGTCCTGGCATTAAGTGAATACAATCTCCTTCTCTTACTATTACTTTATGGTGTTCAGCTGTTTCAGTATCAATGTAAGTATATTGAAACTCACCTTTAGAAATATACCATGCTTCATCTTTTAGTAAATGGAAGTGCATTGAAAATGATTTTTGATTTTTAAATACTAATAGTTTACCACAATAATATTCATTATTAATAATCCACAACTCATAACCCCATGCTTTTTCATGCCTTTCTCCTTGATAAGGCATAGCTTGTAATGTATGTTCTCTCATATTAATTTCTATAAGTTTGACCTTTAGGAGCTGATTGTTTATACCAAGGTAATCCTTCTCTTTCTTTCATTATTTCTCTAAAATCTTCTTCTGAATATTCTATTCCTGATAAAAAATAACCTTTTTTAAATTCACTTTTTTTAGATATTGGAACAATAGCTGGTAAATCCCATCTATGATGTTTGAAATGATCTTCACCCTCCATTTTAATTAAATAATGTCTTGCACCTTTAAATTTAATAACTTTTTCTTCGTATAATTTTTCACTCATAACTTTATTTTTTATTTTAATTTATTTTGAAATTTCATAAAATCTTTATTTTTATCATTAGTTAAACCTCCTACAGTATGGATTTTATCATCTTCTTCTGACCATGGTCCTGGTTTATCAGCCCATTCTAAAAAATCATTAATTTCTTTTTGATTATTTAAAATTTGTTCTGCTACTAATGTACCTTGTGCTCCTGATACTGTAATACCTCTAGCACTTAAAGCATCACCTACAAAATGTATATTAGGGTATGTGGTTAAACTTAAATCATTATAATTTACTAATGGTTCAGGTGACAAATACTTTACTTCAGGTACATAAATACCCCAATCATCTTTAAGTGTTGGGAATACTTTTTTCATATCTTCAATAAAATCTTCTATATAACTATAATAACCTTGAAATGCATCTTTAACTCGGTCTAATGATTCAATAGGCATAGCATCAACTTTAATACCTTCACTAGTCATCCCAGCTTCACGAGTAGGAGAGTAATATAAACCTGTATGAGTTTTTCTTCTAAATCTACCTTGACCTTTAGAATTATCAAACCAGGTTTCATTTACAGCTTTAACTAACTCTCTTGACCAAGTAAAGGGTTCATCAATACCCTGAATTTCCATTAAGATACCAAAATTAGTCATATTGTTCCTATGCTCTTCTCCTTTTTTAGCATGTCCGTTGTAACTAACATCTCCATACGTTTTTTCAACGGCAACATATGCTGCATTGTTATTTGTACAGAAAGAGCGTAGTGATACTCCTTTGTCTTCGAATTTACGATATAATTTAAAATCATAAGATACATCAATTAATTTTTGAAAGTGTTTTTGTGGTGCTTCAAATCGAACACCTATTTGTACTGGTTTAGATTCAGTTGGCAGATCATATTCCTCTGCTAATTGTTTACCAAAATCAATACCTGATTTACCTACACCAAATATAAGTTTACCATATTGTAATACTTTTACTACTTCACTAATAGGGGGGCCTTCATATTTTAACTCATTAAAATCAAAATCAATGTCTGTTACTTTAGAATTCCAAACAAATTCTACACCATTATTAACTAAGAAATCATACCAATTTTTACCTATCTCATGTAGATAATCAGTACCAACGTGCCATACAGGGAATAGTCTTAATCCAAAATATGGTTTAATAAAATCAGGTTCTGCAACGGGATTTGAACATTGTACTTCTTCTGGTTTAGGGTGGAAACGTTTAAAATTATCAATTACCTGATCAAATAATTCCATTGCTTTTTCTTCACCACAATATTTACTTAAATGTCCCCCAATTGAAGTATGATAAGTTAATTTACCATCAGACCAACCTCCTGCTCCTAAGAAACCTGTCATTACCTCTTCATATGGTCTTAAATATGGATCTTTACCCATATCAATTATGGTAATTTTACCTTTAAAACCATTATCAATTAGCTTAGTAGCAGCATTTACATTAGCTACTCCGGCTCCAACCATTACTACATTTTTATTCATCTAGACTTAAATTTATTTGTTATTAATATACGAAAAAAAAATGTGACCTCCAAATAGGAGGCCACAGATCTCAAAATTTATTTTATATAATCGCTTGGCTATGAATCAAGCTGTTTGTTTTATTTTTTAATAATCATAATCATCTTCATCATCATAATAGTCGTCATCATAATCTTCTTCATCTTCAAATTCAGGCTCATAATCAAACATATCTTCACTGTTA